TTCACTAGTTAATTGTGCTGTTAATTGTATAAATTCACACTCAGTTGATGAGCTTTGTACTGTTGGATTTGTTAAAGGTAGTGTGTTAGGTGATGAAAATTTAAAATAATCATTAGTTGATGCTACTTGTATTTCAATGTCTGCTGGCGATATATCAGGAAAAGGTATACTAGCAGTAAATTTAATTTCTGTATTAAAATTTTGTTGGGCGTTACTATTTGTTAGTGATGTAGAACAAGGCCCGTATGATAAATTGCTATTACCGCTAAAACTATCTAAACCAACGTTTTTAGGCATACCATCACAAAAACCATCAACGGAATTTATTAAATTAGTTATATCTGCATTATAACCCCTCTCAATAGTTATAGTACCTGATGTATTTTGCCAAACCAATAAACCGTCTGTATCTTGAACTAAATATCTACTACTTGTACCACTTGTAGCTTTTACAGTTAAAATGCTAGTTGTTTTAAAAGTATGATGTACAATCTGATTAGTAGGGTAATTTATGTCAGCTGTGTTTATTGTTTCCCTATGCTTTGCAAAAAATTGTAATTGTAATTGTGCATCTGATTGCTCAACCAAAGTACCAGCATAAATTAAAGATGATAAATCTTGTTGATTCCCTACATTAAATATAGATACACCTTTTTTATAATGTACTTTAACACTTTCAAAACTAGGCTCATAGGTAATAGTTGACCCAGCAAGTAAATTATTATTATTTTGGTCTATAGTAAGTAATATATTTGGTACTTGTAATGATGAGTCAGTAGTTTTATTATATTCCCACGCTCTTATATTACCTGTTATGTTACCTTTTAAGCTATTAGGTTGAATTATATTGTATTTACCCTCAGCTAAAAAACCTACGGCGTTAAAAGCTTTTAAAAGACCATTAAATACGTCTTGACTTTTATAATCAAATGGCTTATCAGTTAATATTGTTGCTCCTGTTTCAGGATCAGTTTGTGTTTCATCTTTAACATTACCTTTAGCTATATAATATAAATCTGCGGGGTCTTCTGTATAACTATCAGTAGTTTGTCGCCAATCTAAAACAGTTCTTAAAAGATACTCATCTAAAGGAGCTGGTGAGTCATTTGCTGTAGAACTAAATATTTTCATATCAGTAAGCAAAGTATCTCTAAAAATATCTTTTAATTTATGTGGCGCTGTTTTTTCAGTATTGCCTGTAAAAGTTTTTTCTTTTTGCTTGTTAAAATATCCGTAACTGTCAGTAGATGTAAGTTGATAGATATACGGATAAGGCATATTTTGTATTTTATCAAAAGCTGGCTGCACCCATCCAAACCACCATAAATCACCCCTAACTAGAGGATCATTGCTTTTGTAAATTCTTATATAATACCCTTGATTACCTGCGCTAATTGTATCATATATAAAAGCTTCATCAGTATTATTTTCTACAATCAAATTTAATTTACACTCTGAGCCTAAAAATACTCTATCTCTAGTACCTCCTTGACCATTCCAAGTTATCTCGAAACCCTCGCCTGATGTATTAATTTGAGTAGATGCTCCGTTAAAGTCTTTTTTATGTATTTCTACAGTCCAAAAAGAGCCTTTTTCACCTGTTATATTACAAGTTCTGTATTTTGCGTATGCCATTATCTGCGTGCTTTTCTTCTGTTAGCTCTATCAAATACTATTAATAAATCATCACCTGATATTCTTACATCAGGTATAACTGTACCACCACCTAAAGCGTGATTAGGTATAATTGTTCCTGATTGATTCGGAACAAATAATTCTGGTCCTTGTTCTCCAACGAGACTGACTTTACCTAAAGGTGGTTGACCTCCGTTAGCGAAACCACCTGCGAACATACCACCTAATATATCTTTAAATCCTTGATTTGCTCCAAACTTTTTTTGTGCTGCGGCAGTTCCACCAAGTCCTGTTAAAGAAAGTATTGCAGTTAAAACAAGTGCTTTAATTATCATCGAAGCAATTTGTTTTGCTAAATCTATAAATATTGCCTTCATACCCTCTAAGAAGTTTTGACCACTTAAAATAGTATCGGCAAATGATTGAGCAAAGTTTTCTGATAAACTAACAGCTAAACTATTAAGTGAATTAGTCCATCTTTTTGCTGATGCTAGTTGCTCTTGTTTTAATCTCATATCTTCTTGATATGCTGCATAAGCGTTTTCGCCAAATATAGCATCGTAAGCTTCTTGAAGGGATCTTGTTTTAGGTTTTTCTTCGCTTTCTGTTGACTCTACTTCAGGCGAATTGATGTTACCAAATAAACCACCTAATACATCTAAATCAAAACCTGCCACATCAGACACTAAATCTTTCATAGTATCTCCAAAACTCTTCCATTGTGCTTCGGGAGGCTCAAATTCACCACTAGATATTTGGTCACTTAATATATCAATAGCCATTATAGTACCTTGTAACTTAGGGTTTACACCTGCAAATCCTGCTACTGATTTTAAAATACCTGTAATTGCTGATTTTATTGGTGATGCCGATTTAGCTACTTTTAGTACAAATGTGTCCCAATTACCAATAAGATATAAAACTCCTGCTGCTAAACCTGCAACTAATCCAACTACAATCCCTATAGGATTTGTGAATAACGTAAACCCTGTGACAGCAACCTTTTTGATAGCTAAAAATAAGTTACCAAAAACAGCCACTAAAGCTCCTATTGCAATTAACACAGGTCCGATAGCTGTTGCTACTGCTGCAAATTTAATTATAGATTTTTGAGTTTCTTCATCTAAACCTGAAAACTTGTTTGCTACTTGAGTTATCTTTTGAATTAGAGGTACTAGCATATCAGCTATTAAAGCACCTATCTCTAACTTTAAACCCTCTATAGCAGATTGCATTTTTTTAACTTTAGCGAAAGTGGTGTTACCCATAGCTTCTGCCATTTCGCCTAACCTAGTAGTATTAGTATCATACTCATTGGTTAATTCTTCTATTTTTTCTCTATTTTCTGATAATATAAGTAATTGGTTTGCTGCTGTAGTTCCGACTAAACCTTGAGCTTGACTAAGACTCATTGTACCATTAGATAAGTTATCTAAAGTTTGACCAAATGGTATACCTTCTTCGTTTAACTTCATAAAAGCTTTACGAAGCCCTGTACCTGCTTTAGAAGCCTTAATACCATTATCCATTAAGACACCCATCATAGCAGACAATTCTTCTATATCTACACCAACTGCTTTAGCCGAAGAACCTGCGTGACCAAAAGCTGTACTAAATGTACTAAGTTGTATTGATGAGTTTGCTGCTGCTGAAGCTAAAGTATTTGCTACTCTACCTGCTTGGTCTGTCTCTAATCCAAAAGCGTTTATTGAGGCTGCTACTGTGTCTGCTGCTAAAGATAAATCTTCTCCTGTAGCTAAAGCAAGGTCTAATATAGACCCTTCCATTTCTTTAATTGCTTGTGGATCAAAACCTTTACGACCTAAAACTAATTGTAAGTCTGCTACTTGAGAGGCTGTAAATTGAGTAGTTGCACCTAATCGTTTAGCTTCTTCTGTAAGCATCTTAAATTCTTCGACACTTGCTCCAGTAACAGTATTTACCTTCATCATAGCGTTCTCAAAATTAGAGAATGTATCGAAGGCTTGTTTACCCATAGCAACTAAAGGTGCTGTAACACCAAAAGACAGCATAGAGCCGACACGAGCTGCATTAGAAGCAAAACCTGCTATTGATTTATTTGCTTTACCAAGACTTGCTTCCAAACCTTTGATATTAGCAGCTACAATTATCGATATAGTTTTAACTCCAGCCATTATATTTTATTAATTTTTTTCTTATTGTATTTATCTATCACAGATTGTATATGTTCTTTTGAGGCTAGTTTTACTTTAGATTTTTTGTTATTATCCCAAGGGAAAGGCAATATTTCTTTAGGCTTTATTCTTTTTTTAGAGTGAGGTGATAGTGTGGAGTGTGCTATTATTCTAGTTTGCTCCCATCTATCTTGCATTAATTGTTCCTGGTAATTGTTAAACCCAATCAACTTGTTATTAAAGGTTCGTGGGGTTGAGTCATAAAGTTCATCATAACTCATCCCCATTCTACCTAAAGCTATTTGTTCAAGCCTATCCCAATTAATATCACCAGACTCTTCATCGACTTCCTTTCCCTCAACTACTTTCCCTCGTTTTGAGGTTGGTCTAATTGAAACGATTCAAATATTTCATTTATCTTTGAAAACTCTTCATTATCTAGCCAATTTTCAATATCACTTACCTTAAACTTAAATGGTTCGCCAATCTTCTTAGCACCATATTTTAATCCATAGTAAGCAATAATTCCAATGTGGTCTATCTCCGTTCCTAATTGATTCATCTCACTTAACTTTAATCCACATTTATTACAAATGTCTTTTAGTGCTAAGTAGCTAAATCTAATTGGTCGTTCTTGACCACCTAATTTTACCTTTTTCATTTTTTATTTATTAGTTAAATTAATGTGCACCTTCTGTTACTGAAGAAGTACCTGTAAATGTTACAGAATAAGTTACATTTTCTTCTACACTTGCATCCATAGAAAGACTACTTATAAAGGCTTCTCCTTGATAAAACCTATCATTTTCGCCTGTTAATCTTTCAGAAAATCTTAAAGTAACTTTAGTTCCATTTTCTAAATCTTCATAGAAATTTTGGAAATCTAAATTTGCTTCAAAATCTTGTAATGCTTCTGTAGTCATTTCAAATGATTTTAAACCTGACAAACATTGATAAACACCTTGAGAGTCTTTATTTGTAACATCTCTAACTTCATCTGTAAATGATATACTAGCAGATGTACTAAAAGCTATTGGTTCATAACCTAAATCACTACCTTGAGTAGTAACTTCTACAGTAATACCACCTTGGTCTATAGTTACATCACCATCTTTAAAAGATAATGTTGGAACGTAACCTGTAGCACCATTAGTAGCTGTTAAAACTCCATCTACAACAGAACTACAAGTATAACCATTTGCTTCAAGAATAGTTTTGATAGCACCCGCTATAGTGGCTTTATTATTAGCCATAGTACTTGAACTAGGTATTCTTACATCATCGCTAGTACTATCTGAACCATTAGTTACATTATTAGCAAATATGTGACCTACACCACTTAAAGGTGTGCTAGCAACAGTTATTTTAGTTACTTGTGCTACTGCTGTTGCATTTTTATAAATTAATAAATCCGATGCGTTTTTTATTGCCATAATTAATGGATTTAAAAGTTAATATTATGCTTCTGATAATGCTCCTGTACCTGTTAATGTAATTGAATAAGTTGCATTTTCCTCAACTCCAGCATCCATAGAAAGAGAAGTTATAAATGCTTCACCTACATATGATTTGTCACCTGAACCACCTGCTCCTGTACCAAATTCAATATCAACTTTATTTCCTGCTGCCCATAAATCCCATAACTTTGTTACAGTTTTTAAAGTACCTGGAAAACCTGTATAAGGGTCTGTTGCAGTAACAGTATCACCACTTAAATCTATAAAAGCATCTCCACTTAGTTCCCAAGATTTTAGTCCTGCTAAGTTTTCTTGAAATCCTCCTGATGATTTTGTTGTAGAGTCACGAAGTTCTGTACTCATACTAAGAGATGCAGATGTTGCAAAGGCTAAAGTTTGTAAATTTGTACTTGAGCTATCGTCTGCTATTCTAATAACAACATTTGTTGCATTTTCTATTGCCATTTTATTTTAGTTTTTAATTATTAAACAGTTGAAATTTACGTTTTTGTAGAATTTCTCAGGAGTCTTAAAATAGTCATCGTCTAAATCAAGAAATCTGAATTTCGCTGTGTAGCTTACACTATCTTCAGTATAAGTTACCTCGTACAAGTCTAAGGCTTCTACGGCTGCCTTAGCTTGATTATATGTTGTGTTATAGGTGTCTGCGAAACAAGCGATGCAAATTGATACATCACACGAGTTAAGCGATCCACCTTTAGATAAAAAGTTTGATACGTTAGTTATTTCAAACGTAGAGCAAGGGTAAGATACACCTTGTGGTATAATAACAGGAAAAACCTTGTTGTTACCATTAGCTGTAGTAAAAGCTGCTGTGGCTTGTAATTTTGTTACTATTTCTTTTCCTATTACTGCAAACATCTAAAATCCTGCTTGTTTAATCATTTTATCTAATAACTTATCTAAGTCTTTTTCAGCTTGTAAATAGATTTGTGAGTCCATTTTTTTTGCTGTTGCTAAAAATACATCAGGTCTAGGGCTTTGTATTGCATTACCTTTAATTTGCATCGCAGGTAAGTTTCTACTATCTTTCCCTTTAACTCTTATAGGAGTTGTTTTACGAACAATAGGACCAACAAATAGCCCTGGTTCTTTTGACCTTCTAGCAGTAATTATACCAATTGTTTTCCAAGTTGGTGTTCTACCACTTAATCTTTTGTAATTTGAGTTACTATTAAACTCTTTTTTATAAGCTTTTTGAATACCTCTCGCTAACATATTAGCTGCGGGTCTCAATGCTTTGTTTATGGCTGTACGAGATTGTCTAGCTGTTTGACCTAGTTTTTTTAAACCACGTTGTACATCCTGAATACCTTGAACTCTTATACCTCTATTATCACTAGCCATATTATACTATAGAATTATTTATATCTATTTTAGTAAAGAACTCAATGTATTCTTTTCTAGGGTCTATAATATAACTTAATATCTCATATTCTTCAGAAGTATTTTTATCAAATAATTTCCAAGTTGGCATTAAATTTTGTGCAATATCAGTATTGTATCTTATTTGTATAAAAAACTTTCCATAAGATTGTAATTGGTCTCCTTCAAATTTTTCATTTATATCTCTTAAAGATGTAACACTTTTTTTAGCCCAAATTGTTGCTTTAGTAGAATAACTACCAACAGGACTTTCGCCAAAATCATTTTGACTTGTATTTGGTGACTTTAACAACATTCTTAAATTAAATTCACCTGCCTTTATTTGAGAAATAAAAGCCATATCTTATAAGTAACATTTATAAGGTTGTAGTAATATTTCAGAAGCCATAGGAAAAGCTCTCTTTCGATCCTCTCTAAAATAATACATATCACTTGCAATTAATTTAATTGCTTGTTTTATAGCGTCAGGAATATCACTTGCTGCATCGCCAATACCAGTTTGAAATTGAAAATAGTAAGGTGCTTGTTGGTCACCATTTATATCTTCAAAATTCATAGCTTGTGTTGGGTCTACCTTTACGTTTACAATAACTGGATTTTGACTTATATCTGAATACCAATTAGATTCTGAAAAATACAAATAAGTATCAGTACCACCAGGAACTTCAACTAAACGATATAAACCATCTTTATTATTTCCAGTTAAGGTAAATTTACAATCAGGATAATATAAACTAAACTTAGATGGTAATTCTTTAAACCAAAGTTTGTACTTAGCTGTAATAAAATGTCTGTTACAATAGTGTTCCGCCATTTGAGTCGCAGCACTTATATATGTAGCTAACAAAATATCCTCATCATTAGCGTCAATTCTAAGTTGAGACTTTAACTCAGCAGTTGTAACTACTTGAGTAGTTGCAGCTTCCGTAAGCTCTAAATTCCCATATTTATTTTGACTTGGGTTTAGATACTCATAGTTGTTAGAGTTATATATGTTATCTAAGTACGACATATTTGGTTTGATAAAGAAAAGGGAAAGGGAATTAACCCTTTCGCCTTTCTAATTAATTATAGTGATTATTAAGATGCTTCAACAATCTTAACTCTACGAGCAGGTTGAACAGCTAAACCATCAACTAAAGCAGTTGTGATTAATCTTGTTCCTCCAAATGCAGCGTTTGTGTAAGGGTCAACTAACATATCAAGACCTCCAAATAACGCCATATGTACAGAATCCATATCAAGTACAAGTACACGAGCTAAAGTTTGTAAAGCACCTGCATTGTTACCTACATTAGAAGATACATAGTAAGGCATTGTAGCAACTCGTCTAGCAACCATATCTAAGTAACCCGCAGTAAAGTCAGCTCCTGCAACACCCATAAGGTCTGCATAAGCATTAGGATTTAATAATACAGCAATATTTGAGTTCATTTCTACACCTGCACTATATAAAGCAGCTTGTGCCGCAGCTAAATCAGTTAAAGCACTTGCATCAGAAGTAGTACCTCCTGCTGTTGCGTCTGCAAAAAAAGAATCAGGACCACCTGCAATATTAGCAGCAGATAAAAGTTGATTTTCTAATTTAGACATAATCGACTTAGCAATAGAATTTCTAAACGCACCTTCTACAGAAGCATTTTGAACCATAGATGCAGCAGAAACTTCAACACCTGAAATAGCTACATTAGGACTTAAAGTAGAACCAGTTACAGTACCACCTAAAGTAGCTGCACCACCATCGTCACCTGCTTCAGTATAGAAACCTGTAGTGACACCTGCAATAACTGGTATTTTTTGGTCAGCACTTACTCCTGAATAAAAGTTTGCACCTGCTTCAATTAAAATAGAAGCGTTAGAAAGTTGCTCTACAAAAGAAAGTACATTAGTAGGATTTGAACCTGCTGTTAAAGCTGTATTTACAGCAGCACGAGATTCAAGAACTGAATAAGGAATTGCAACACCTTTAAACTCTTGATTTCTGTTTTCACTACGAGCTTCTTGATCCATTTCTTTAACCAATCCTTCAACTCGACCTGAAGTAGCAGCTTTTGCAGCTTCAATAAATGAATAATCACGAATTTCTTTAGAGTCAGAAATATCTTGAGTTTGGTGAGAAACTGGGCTTGAAGCTATCTCAGCGTTCAATTTTTCTTGACGTTCAACTACCTCAATATCTTTAGCTAGTTTGTCAATATTTTCCATCATACCATCGTATGAAGTTTGCTCGTCAGCAGTAAAGTCACGAGACTCATCTTTTGCCAAGTTTAATAGAGTGTTTGCGTTTTCAATCGCAGTAGCTCTTTCTTGACGAATTTCAATCGAATTTTTCATATTCGTTTTTTTAATTTTAATTCATTACTTAATAAATTTAACTTTGAATCATCAAATGATTCCTCAACCTTTTGCTCCACTTCTTCCACTTGAGGAGTTTCTTCTACAGTTGCTTCTGTTTCGAAAGCTTCCTTAGAACGAAGTGCAACATCAGTATTAGCGTAAGCACCAACACCAACAATAGATACATCAACTAATCGACCAATCTGATTTATTTGTCTACGAGTTGTATCTCCATCTTTACTCCACTCATCATCCTCTACTGTAAAAGCAAATGAAGATTCATAAAGTAAACCTCTTTTCATTAATTCAGCTACGTCATTACCTGTTGTTGTGTTAGGTAAAGTAGCATCATATCGTAACCCTTTTTCATCAACAGATAGTTTTAATGTACCACCCATATTTCTATCCAATATTAAATTAGAATCGTGATTAAAAGTTAAGATTACATTATCATCTAAACGACCATCGAAGGCACGATTAGAAATCGTTTCTCTAAAGCCTAAATCTCTACTATCTGTATCAAATAAGGCTGCGTAACCACTAACTTTTGTTTCCTTTGAATTTTCATCCAAACGAATCTCGTAGTTACCATTATATATTCTAGTTTCTTTATTTTTCATAATATTACAAATCTTGTCTTGAAGTGCCTTCACCTAACTTATCTAAAGGCATCATATTACTTTGCATATAAACACTTTCACTTGGACCACCCATAGAGTTTAAATCTTCAAAAGCTCTAACCTCATCAGGGGATAACACTCCTATATTAAGAAGCGTTCTATAATAGTCTGCTCTTGACTTAGAATCACCTCTAAGTAGTGCAGTTAAATTGAATTTAAAATAATTTTTACCCCTATCTTTAATAGGAATTAATTTGTGATTTAAAGCTATCTCAATTCTTTTTATCCAAGGAGTAATAGTGTGTACCACAAAGTCGATTTGCTGTGCCTCAATATTAGAATAGGTGGCGTTAGATAAATCATTAACGAGATGGTTAGGCACTCTGAAAATCCGACAAATATCACTAATTTGATATTGTCTAGTTTCAAGGAATTGTGCTTGATTGTTAGGAATCTGTCGACTCATAAATTCCATTCCTTCTTCTAAAATTGCTGTTTTACCTGCATTGATAGAACCACTATAAGTTTGATTCCAACTAGCTCGTAATCTCTTAGCTGTTTCAGGTTTAAGTGTTCCAGGGTGCTTTAGTATTCCACCTACTGATGCTCCGTTCTTAAAAAATGAACCTGCAAATTGTTCTATAGCTAAAGATATACCTAAAGATTCTGCCGCACTTTGTATTGGTGATTTACCCATTAATCCATCAGTAGATAAACCTTTAATGTGAAGCATATTTTCTGAACCAACTCTACCTGTTATTGGGTAAGGAATTGATTCACTTTGCTCTATATTATAATAAACTTCTCTACCATCAGGTGACACATAAACCTTTACATCATTACATTGGATAGGGATTATTTGAGTAGGTAAGCCCCCATTGTTTCTCTCTATGTAAGCAAAAAAATTACCATCTAAACAAAGGTCAATTAATGCTCTTTCAAAAAAACTAAAGGAGTTATATAAAGAAGAAGGTTGCTCTCCTACTAAAGAATGAAGTGGGTTATCAAAAAGAACATATCTTTTATTATTAGAGTCTTTTTCGTATAACGAGATAGGTAGAGAAGCTATTGTTTCAGAGATTACTTTTACGCAACTCCAAACTGTTGAAAGCCTTAAAGATGTTTCTTTAGATACAGCTTGATTTGAAACTGTACCATAAAAACCTGTATTGCCATATATGGCAGAACCATAGTTTCTAGCTTCTTGATTGCTATTTACTTTTGGTTTTCTTTTAAAAAAATCTAATATGTTTGCCAAATCCCTTTGTGGTTTTAATATACCTTATCCATATAGATATATATAAAGTGTGTTTTTGTGAACCTTTTATTTATACTTTTTTTTCAAATAATTTTTAATCCTTTGTAGATACTTGTAAACTTGCCTTGGAGACACTTTTTTTATCTTAGCAATTTCAGTTACTTTTAGATTATAAACATATCTCATTTCAATTATTTGACGTTCTTTTTTTGTAAGTAAGTGATGTATGTCAACCCAAACTTTATCAGCTAGTGGATTATATTCTTCTGAATCGTCTATGTCTATAAAAAGAATTTGTTCTCTGTACTTCTTATGAAATGGTGAAGTACTAGAGAATACTTGATTGGTAATTATTCTAGCTATGTAGAATTTAAAGTGACCCCTTTCGTGTATAGTCTGTATAGATTCGTTATTCTGTTTAAGTAAAATTAAACAAACCTCTTGAACTAAATCATCTAAAAGATTAAGGTCTTTATTACTTCTAAGAACATTAGTGCAAATCTCTTTTATAGAGTTGTACTCTTTTTCTATTATCTCATTCTTAGATAAAAAATATTTCTTTGTCATCGTAAGTTGAGCCACCCTTATTCTTGTTTTCCATAGCTTCTGATAGTGCCATAATACAAGCTACGATACCATCAATCTTTTCATTACTTTTTGCTTTGTTCGGTTTTACGTTACCTGCGGGATCGTAAGTAAGAACAACATTACTCATCATCCATCTAAGTACTGGGTCACCTCCGTGTCGAATCTTACCACTAAGTATTAGTGTTTCAAATTCTTTAGTTGCAGGTGACATAGTTTTAAATCCTTGACCTACTGGAATACAAGGACACCCATCTTCTGTCAAATCAATTATTAGTTGACTTGAGTTCCATCTATCGTAAGCTACTATTTGAATATCATACAGTTCGCCTAATTCTATAATTTTTTGTTTTATGTAATTGTAATCTGTTACATCTCCAGGAGTATAAATAACGTACCCCTCTCTTTCCCACTTATCATAATTTACTTTATCTCTTTGTGACCTCTTCTTAGCATTTTCTTCAGGTATAAAATTATAGTTAATTATATCGTAACCACCCTCTTCATCGGGAAATAATAATGCCAAACAAGTAATGTCTCTAGTAGATGCTAAATCTAATCCTGCAAAACAAGATTTACCTTTGAGGTAACTTTTATTTACTTCACCATCACAAGCCATATACTTAGAGTCAGAAATAAATTTAGTCTCATTTACCACCCATTGATTAGCGTGAAGTCTACGAAAAGTATTCTCGTATGAAGGCTCATTCTTAGCTTTAGTAGCTTGTTGCTTCATATACTCTTCTTTAATAATTGTACCATAACCAGGATTAGCTTTCCTCCAAACCTCTTCGCTAAAAATATCATCACTTTCATCAGCTTCATAAACAATTCCTAAGAACGAATCGTCTTCAATAGAGCCATCAATTAATTTTTTTGAATAGTCATAAAGTTCTCTTGATATGTGGTCTTTCTGATTACCTGCCCCTGCTGTCGTGATTCCGAGCATCAACGGCTCTTTTCTACTTCCCATACTCGTGAGTAACACATCGTATAGGTCACGATTTTTGTGTGAGTGAATCTCATCCAGTAAACAACAAGAGAGGTTTAGTCCGTGCTTGGTATCTGCATCAGCCGAAATAACTTTGTAGTACGATCCAACCTTATCATAAGTAATTGAATCACGATAAGTACCTGCTCTTTTGATAAGGTTGGGTTCTTGTAAAACCATTTGTTTAGCTATAGAAAAACTTAACCTTGCTTGTTCTTTATCTGCGGCAGCCGATACAATCTCAGCTCCTTTCTCTCCATCAGAGAAAAGCATATAGAGTGCTATGCCTACCATCATCGTAGTCTTTCCATTCTTACGAGGAATAAAAATAAAGCACTGTCTAAATTTTCTGAGTTTAGTTTTCTTAGATTTCCAACCGAAGATAGCTTCTATAATTTCTATTTGCCAAGGCTCTAGTACAAATGGTTGACCTGCTAATTCACCCTTAGTGTGTTTACAAAAAGTTTGAATAAAGTCACAAGCTCTCTTAGCTGACTTCTCATCAAAATAATATTTAGTCTTATTTATTCTGTGAAGATTATTCGCCACTATTGAAGAAGTTTTCTATTTTAACATCAGGTGTGTTGGTAGAATTTTCAATAGCATTTACCTTTGCTCTACTCGAAGGAGTTAATCCAAATTCTTTAAGAAGTTGAAAGACTCTAACAAAAGCTTGATTAGCAATTTGAACTTCAGGTCTTATAGTTGGTTTTGAGTTTCCTTCTCTTGACATTACCTCAACAGTTGCACCCAGTTCGTTTACAATCTGTTTAGCATTTTTATATTCGCTGTAAGCATCACAAAGTAAAGTTAAAGCTAACTCATCGGCTTGAGTTAAGACCGACATATCGTGAAGCAAAGTGCTTAGTTCACTAAAAGCTTTTTGACCATCCTCAGATAGCCAAGTAGGGATTGGCGGAATAACACAAGGTAGCTTTGGTTCGTTTTCGTTTTCACGATGCTTCTGAAGTGTCCCTCTTTGCTTTTTAATTTCTGTAGGTAGTCGTTTCATTTTCTCTTTTGAGCAAACAAATATAAAAAATTATTTTACATATAGTATATATCTTTATCCTTATCTTTATCCTTAACCCTTAGCTAAGGGTATGGGTAAGGCTTAGGGTAAGGGTATGGGTAAGGGTATGGGTAACCCTTATTCAGAAGTTAACGTAACTCCCTTAATTTCAGTACCATACTTCTCATAATACTTCCTAGCTATTTTTCCACTTAAATAAACAGGTTGTAGTTTCCAACCGAACATTAATTCATCAGTTCCTTTAGTTACAAATTTTATTTTTTCTTCTTTTTCTTCCATCACTTTTTTTTTAAGAATCGCTAATATATAATAGTTTGGGTAAACTTACAAATGGACTAGGTAGAATAACTACAAAGTAGAGAACCCTTTTCCTGGTGAGGGAATTCCCTGAATGCCTCTTTCCCCTTGGGCTAGGGGAGTACCCCCACAACCCCTTTTTTATTGGGAGGGTGGAGAGTAAGGGGGGCGGCGGAGAAATGAGTTAAATTTTTCGTGATACATATACCCCTTTCTATATATTTATATTATTATATATATAAATAATTATATGTTGTACTGTGGTAAGGGATTTTATGCGATTAAGCTTTTGCCGGGGCAATTGTATCGAATCCGACCAAACTGACACAGATTAGAGCTAAAAAAAATTTAAAATATTTTTTGTCAGTCGATTAGATTTAATTTAAGTCAATGTATTAATGTATATAAGCTTTATTAATATAATGCTATATAAGGCGATATAAGACACATATAAAAGCTTAACGCAATTCATTAAGGTATTTGTATACAAGGCACAAAAAAAAGCCCGTAAAAGGGCTAATAATAGATTGTAATAAAAAAAGCTTTAATATATGCCAATAAAAAAAGCCGTTGCAACTTAATACAACGGCTTAATTAATTATGGTTATTGTTTATAGGTTATTGATTTGCTTTATATATTCGGTTTTAACTCTATTTATTTGATGGTTATTAAAAGAGTACAAAAATTCGTGCGGTTCTATAATTATATTAAATTCTTTATTGCCTTGTTGACTTGTTAAGGTTATAAAGTCACTATTTGAATTAAAGCAAATGTCAATATAGTCAGTTTGCATATTAAATGTATTGGTTTGTTTACTTTCTATATTTTTAGCCTCATCAAACCAATGTTTTGCAATATCTTGAAATTTTAAAACCCTTGATTTAAGTTTATTGATTTTGATTTTATCGTTTGCCTTTTGTGGGTTATTAAGGTACAATTTACCTAATGACGTAAGGCGGTAAAATTTCCCTTTTTTAGTTATTAAATTGGTGTATTTCCAATCACAAATATTAGTACAATAATAGCCTCTTTTATACTCTTTATTTGCGTCTTTCCCTTGACTTGTTAAAACGTGTAATTGTATCCCTTTGTAAGTACATTTTTTGTCTTTAGAGATTGCCAAAAGGGTTTTAAATTTGATAGTGTTTTGATTTTGCATAATTTCTATTTATTAAAGGTTATTCAAATTTTTTAAGTTTTTGTAATTGGTTTGAATTGACTAAATAAAAGTAATATAATTTAATATTGATTTTTTTATAATTGTGTACACCTAAATAATGAAAAGGGTTTTTCTTACTTACTTTTATAAATTGTTCCAAAGTGTAAAATATTTTAAAAGGTTTTCGAATCGTTTTTATTTTGTCCGATAAGCAACAAAAGACGTTTTTAATTTGTTCATCTAATGCGAATATATACGCATCATTTAAGGTTCTAAATTTATAAAGCTTAGTAACTTTTTTAGTGCCAAATAAAAGGCGTTTTTTTTCCGTGGTTTGTGTTATTTCGTAATACATAATAATTTTTATTTTAGTGGATTAATAAACCGATTTTATTTGTTGTTGGATTAATTGCGTTTAAATCATTATTAGATGCATTAACATAGCCTTGTTTTTCAAGTTGCTCAAGTGAATAAAATATTTTGCTATGTCTGTCAACATCTTGATTAATTAAATTGTCGAATCTTGACCCAAGCGAATAAATCACCGTAAAATTAGCAGGTAAAAAATCAAATTCATCGAACAACATTTTTGATTTTGTATAAGCGTAAAAAGTCACGTTTTCAAATTGTCGCATTATCTCAAACCATTGTAAAATATAATTGCGGTTATAAAAGTCTCCTGAGTCGTGAATACGTATGTGTGTCGCTTTGCGTCTTTTTATTGCGTCCGTTATTTTAGCCTTGAACAAATCGGGTTCTTTAGTCAGTAAATACCGCTTTTCATAAGCTTTTTTAGTATTCGACCAAATAAAACTGCCTTTTCGAGCATAACAAAACTTAATGCAATCCCTGGCAAATGGGCAAGTAACTTTCCCCGTCGAATGCGACTTATACGCACTTATACCGAAATTGTAAAGACGTATATTTTCCTTTTTGCTTGTTTTCTTCATTTTGTCATTTTGCGTCAAAACTTGCGTGTGTTTTAACTCTTTCAAATCATTAATTGTAAAATTCATTTTTTTTGCATTTTGGTTAATAATACGCGCAATTTAATTTAAAAATAATTACTAAAAAAATGCTTTAAAGTTTGCAACTGACAAAAAGACACGCCTCAACTCCTCCCCTACCGAATACATATAATTTTCTCGATATGTCGACCTCCCTCCTACCCCACTCGACCGATTTTGCCCCTCCCCTCTCTAATTTTTAGTCCATTTAGTAATACGCTTTTATTTTGTGGGGTCAGTTTGGAAATTAAAAAAATGTTTATATCTTTGCCTTCGAACCAAAAAACAAAAACTAATTTAAATTGCTTAAAATGAGTAAAGAACAAGAAAATCTACTAAAGCAAGTTCGACCGATGTTAATAACTGGTTGGAACTTGAACAACGAAGAGAAGTGTTACGATGTTAAGTTATCGTTTGCATTTTACCCAACCGAATACGATGGAGATAATCCACCTCGAATCAGATATACTTTAATTATGGAAAGTGGTCGAGAGCAAAGTAATTTAAATTGTTCTAAGCACTTTACTGATATGATTAATTGTATTACAAAGTGTATATATGAGGCACAACTCAAATGTAAGAAAAGTCATTAGTGAAATCTTCATTTTTACAAATATTTCAAATAGGTTTATATACCGCCCCCACTTTAAATTAAATAAATTATGAAAGGACATTGGAAGAAACAATTTAATTACGAGTACCTAGGGTCGTATTCGTTAGATGGCAAGAAAGAAGCTGTAGTTACAGTTAGTAAGTTAGCTCAAGAGAAAGTTACTGGACAACAAGGTAGAAAAGAAGATTGCTTTGTAGTTTACTTTAAGGAGTTTGACAAAGGAATGATACTTAACCGAACTAATGCCAGGGCAATAGAAAAGGTCAAAGGAAGTGGGTTGATTGAAGATTGGGTTGGTACACAAGTTACGTTGTATGTAGAGAAAGGTGTTAAAGCTTTTGGTGACGTAGTAGATGCTTTGCGAATCAGAGATAAGAAACCGACAAGACAAACTATGACTAAGGATATTGAGACAAGTATGTTAGATGCGATTAAGAATGGTAAAGCAAGTCAAGTTGAACAAGCTCTTATTAAATACAATATGAGTGATAAGCAGAAAAAGGCTATTAACCTTGAACTATCTAAGATATGATGTTACTAATTTGTATTTGTTGGATATTAGTAGTAGCTAATGCCCCTTGGTGGATATGGGTTGCGTTTGTAATTCACATAGTAGGGTGTATTTTTGCTTGGCTATTTGAAGATAATAATAAAGTAAATAAATTAATTGAAACCTTAAAAAAATAAAATTATGTACGCACCACTAATAGTAATACTTTTAATTGTTAGTTATATAGCTTACTTATCTTTAACGCAACACGATAATAAAAAATGAAAAACTTTAAGACCGACCAAGAATATTACAGCGATTGGGATTACACTACGAATTCTCAATTAGGCTACCTAAAGAAAGGGTGGGAATATTACGATATGATGAAGCAAGGGGGTATGATAGACTCACCTGCTTTAAGATTCGGTAACTTAGTTCACACTCTTATATTAGAGCCAAAGGAATTTCAACGTAAGTTTATCGTAATTAATATTGAAGATAGACCTGAGCCAACTAAATCGATGCAAAGTAAATTAAATAAAGCCTGGAAGATTAAAATGGAGGAAAGGAAAGGTATTGTAATCGGAATGGATCAGTACAACTTAGCCTTAAATATTCGGGATAAATTGTCTAGGATTGATGAGGTTAAATCTATTTTAGATAACTCTGAGAAGGAAGTACCGAAGTGTTGGATAGACTTTAACACGATGCGAAAGTGTAAAGGTAAAGCCGATATAGTTGTTGATGGTGGTGATATGTTAGTAGATATAAAGACTACTTCTAAGCCAGTAAGTGAATTTAGAAAAAGTGCTTATAGGTACAATTACCACCGACAAGCTGCGTTCTATTTAGATGGTTTTGGAGCAAAGGAATTTGTATTTATTGTAGTAGAGACACAAGAGCCGTATCAAGTAGGTATATTTAGATGTACTGAGAATTTTATTGACCAAGGTAGACAAGAGTACGTTAGTTTACTAGAGATGTTAAATGAACCAAAAACGAAAGTAATACACGAAGAGTTATGAGAAGAAATGTAGCCACCGATTATGGAATACGAAAGTTAGAAAAAGAACTTCCTACAATTTGTTTATATTGGAATGTCACTAAAGATGATTTGTTAAGTAAGTGTAGAGATAGAAATTTAGTTTACGCTAGGCACTCGTTGAGATACTTACTTTATCAAGATAAAAAGTTATCTTTAGCAGAAATTGGCACTCTTACTAATTGTGACCACGCTACTGTTATGCACTCAGTTAAAATGTTTAGAATATTGATGAATCAAGACTTTATGTTTAATCAATTATTTGATATGATTAATAAAAATTTAATTTATAATAAGCACCACAGGATAAGGTCTAAAATCAAACAAGTAATAACATCTGATTTGTCACAAAAAGAACAAATAGAAGGATTAGAAAAACTTTACAATGAAAATAGATAGAATAGACGTTTGTCACGAAACGATCCAAGAGGAAACAAACGAAAGCATAGTGGTCTCTGTAGTAGAAACTGATAAGGAAGAAGAGTTTGCTATACGTTTTCATTTAAATTACCACGAAGAATTAAGTCCACTTGTAGGATTGTGTGTTGACGAAATGAATAAGACACCTCAAGCAAGAGAATTTTTTTTAAAAGTAGTAGACCAATATTATGAACAAATTTAATTTTAACTATAAATAAACAAAAAAAGGTATGGAAAACAAGAATGATTTATCTTTAACAGGTGAGATTACAAAAATCACCAAGTTACAAACTGGAACATCTAAAGCAGGTAAAGAGTGGCAAAAACTAGGGTTTGTCGTTACAATTCAAAGCGAGTACCCTAAAGATGCTTATTTTACAGTCTTTGGTGAAGAGAAGGTTGCAAACTTTATGAAGTTTAATAGAGTAGGGCAAACTGTAGAAGTGTTTTTTAATATTTCTTCAAGAGAGTTTAATGAAAAGTGGTACACCGATTTAGGTGCGTGGAAAGTAGTAAGTGAAAAGATTACTGAAGCAACTACTACTGTAGATACTAATGGTGAATATCATAAAGCTACGGACTTACCATTTTAATTTATAAAGGTGTGGGTGATTAACTGTTAAACTCTTATAATTTCAGCTACAGAGTGCGATTCTGCAAAAATCAAATCTGAGAACCTTTTATTTTTAACGAGAGTGGGCTGCGTGAGTGCTACATATTTAAATCCTAGTTTTAAGCAATACGACTAGGTTGTTCTTGTATAAGGGAAGACAAATAAACTTGGTCGTCTATGCGGCTTCCCTTTTACTTTTTTTTTAAGCCAAAGAAAAATAAATAAATTATGCCAAAAAGATTTACAGATACAGAAAAATGGAGTGAAGATTGGTTCTTAGAATTATCTAATGCTCATAAGTTATTTTGGATATACATTTGTGATAATTGTAATCACGCAGGTGTATTTAAGTTAAATAAAAAAATGTTTGAGTTTCTAATTGGAACAGATATTAATCCTGAACAATTTTTATTAATAGTTAATGACGGAAAACAAAGAATTAAAATAATAAGTAAAGGTAAGTGGTATATAGTTGATTTTATAAAGTTTCAATATGGTGAAATATTAAATCCTTCTAGTGCTGTTCACGCTTCAGTAATTAAGATACTAAAAGATAATAAAATTGATTATAAGTCTAAAACAAAAAAAAGAAAGAAATCCTCTACTATAAAATTACCAAAATCCACAACTGAGGTAGCCGAATACTTCCAAGAGAAGGGTAGCAATAAAAAAGAAGGAGAAAATTTCTTTTACTTTTATGAATCGAAAGGTTGGAAAGTAGGAGATAATCCTATGAAAAATTGGAAGATGGCTGCTTCAGGGTGGATTAATAGATATAAAAAAGGAGTCCCTAACTCTGATTATCTTAGTAGTCAATTAGATGCTATGAAGGAATAGTAATGGCTTTATATAGAATAACCTCCAAGCAAGAGGTAACTGATTATTGTAAAGAAATTTACGCTAATGGTTACACAAAAGGGCTAACTACAGGTATTGATCCGTTAAACCCTCACTATAATTTCCGTAAAGGTGAACTGACTATAATGACTGGGTTTGCTAATATCGGAAAAACTACTACACAATTATTTCTTATGATAATGGCTTCTAAACTTTACGATTGGAAGTGGTTAATGTATTGCCCTGAGAACGAGCCTATCGGTGATTTGATGATAGATATAGCTGAGATGTATTGTGGTAAGACAGCCGATAAAGAGTTTAGCGATAGAATTAATCAAGACGATTATTTACAAGCTATTGAGTGGGCTTACAATCATTTTACTGTCCTTACTTTTGATGAGACACCTACTGTAGATGAAGTCATAAATTCTTTTGATGATTTTATGCAAATAGAAAAATTTGATGGTATATCTATAGACCCCCTTAATGATTTAAAAGCACCACCAAAAGTAAGTAAGTACGATTACTATTATGATGCTTTAAGTAATATTAGAAGGTTTATAAAGCGTCACAATGTAATGTTTTATCTTGTTGTGCATCCTGGCACAGCAGCCAATAGAAGAAGAAATGATGATGGTACTCGACCTGCTCCTAATATGAGTGATGTAGAGTTTGGTGCTATGTTCGGAAATAGGGCAGATAACTTTCTTGTGTTCCATCGTAACCCACAAAGTGAGAAATGGAATGTTACTGAAATACACGCACAGAAGATTAAGTTTCAAAAGTTAGTCGGAGTACCTACACCTGAGATTACACCTATTTGTTTATTCTATTCTTATAGTTTGCGTAGGTTTAGATACCTTAATGAGAATGGAAGTTTAGTAGACCCTATACAAGAGACGATAATCAAAAGACCAACTAACGATATATTTTAATTATGAAGATATTAAATTTATATGCTTGTCTTGGTGGAAACCGATACAAGTGGAACGAAGTAAAAGAAGATATTGAAATTACAGCCGTTGAATTAGATAATGAATTAGCTAAATTATATAAAGAGAGATTCCCAAATGATAAAGTAATTGTAGCAGATGCACATCAATATTTATTAGATCATTATCAAGAATTTGATTTTATATGGAGTAGTCCACCTTGCCCTACACATAGTAGGGCTAGATATTGGGGCTTTGGTGCTAATGGTAAAAAACCAGTTTATCCTGATATGAAACTATATGAGGAAATAATATTTTTAGAACATCATTGTAAGAATAAATATGTAATTGAAAATGTAATACCTTACTATGAACCTATGTTTAATCCAAAAAAACGAGATAGACATTTGTACTGGACTAATTTTAGATTACCTAATAATTTAAATGGAAGAGTTAAAAACTTTGGTGATGCTAAAAACGGAAATACCGAATCTTTAAAAACTTGGTCTACTTTTCACGATTACGATTTTACAAAATATAAAGGAAAACAATTAATTTTAAAAATAGCAAGAAACCTAGTAGATTACGAAGCAGGTAAAACAATATTAGAAACAGCATTAAACATACATAAATCAAATCAATCTAACCAATTAACTATACTTTAAATTATGCCCGACCAAATTACAATGAAAGCAATTAATTTATTGCGAGAAGCCGACCCGAATTTAGACGAGATGAATAGTCTCGATAAGTTTATAGCACATCAAAGCGAGGTGTTAAAGATGATGAAGCAATTTAAGGGACACCCACAAGCTGAGAAGTTAAAGCCTAGATTAAAGGTGTTCGAGGAAAGTGCGTTAGCATTTACTTGGGTACACACACAAATGATGGCTTATAAAAGAGAAAAGCTTTTAGCTAATGCCAATGAAATGGAGATGGCTAATGCTGTTATAGAACTTAAAAGTGAATTAGATATATTAACTAAGTTAGATAAAAGTGACTAAAAATGAACTAAACTTGTTAGACCGATTCGCTAGTAAGTATAAAATTGATTGTGTCCCTTCCGAGGGAAAGTATGATTTTTGGGATTTTACATACGAATGGGATAATAGGAAGTTCTATTGCGAAATGAAACAAAGAAACTTTACTTTAGATAAAGCTAAAAGTAAATACTCTGAAGGTTTGATTTTAGAATTGCACAAGTACGAAAGAATATTAAGAAAAGCTAAAAACGAAAAGTCATCTCAAGGATTGTATATTAACTTTTTTGATTGCGATTCAGTATTATTATTTAATTTAAACAAGATTAAAATAGATAAGTGGATGTGGAAAACTATGCCTGAGACAAGTATTTTTGGTAGAAGAAATTTTGTTTATAAATATATTACGTTTTTAAATTATGATAAAGGAAAAGTTTTATATATTTGAACCATTCTTACGACTTTTTGCATAATTTTGTAAGTTTTTTTGGTTAAGAAGAGGGTGTCTATTTATAGATGCCTTTTTTTTTGTACTTTAGCGAAAACTGAAAAATTAAATTATGTGGAGCTATTATGGAAATAAGAATAGAATCGCTAAACATTACCCAAAACCAATTTACGACACAATAATAGAACCATTCTCAGGTTCAGCTTGGTATAGTGTTTTAAATAGAAACAAAAATATTATATTGAATGAAAAGTATGATGTGATTTACAATATATGGAATTGGTTAATTAATGATTGTTATTCTAATACTATATTAAATAATTCTGACTTTTATGAAGGTGAGGATATAAAAACTAAAAATCTAAGAAAAGAACATTTAGACTTAATAGGTTTTTGTATAAACAGAGCTAGTGTAGCACCTTGTAGTATAGTTCAGAAATGGAGTTGTCAATCAAAAGATAAACCTAATTGGGCATCAACAACAAGTTTTCAATTAAAAAGAATAGCAAAGCTTTTACCTGAAATAAAACATTGGAAAACTAATTTTGGTGATTACAAGGATTTGCCAAATATAGAAGCTACCTGGTTTATTGATCCACCATATCAAGTAGGTGGAGAGTTTTATAAAGAAAGTAATATAGACTACGAAGAATTAGCTGAATGGTGTAAAAGTAGAAAAGGTCAAGTAATAGTTTGTGAGAATGATAATGCTAATTGGCTACCATTTGAACCACTATTAGAATTTGCAGGAGTAAGAAAAAGAACTACTGAGGTTATGTGGACTAACAAAAGAGTATCTAATCAAATTAAATTATTATGAGTAGTATAGAAGAACAAGTTTGTTTTAAGATTTTAAAGCGTTCAGACGAGGGTAAGAATAAATATGGTGTTACGATGGAGCGGGAAGATTTAACTAAGTTAGAGTGGCTTAAACACGCTCAAGAAGAAGCGATGGATTTATGTGTGTATTTACAGAAGTTAATCGAGCTTGAGGAAAGTAAGCCGTTTCAATACGAGTGGAATATGACTAAGCCTAGTAGTGGTGGCGACTACAATAGAAAGATGCTTGACCTAGAGATAGAAAACTTAGGAAAAGAAAAAGAGGACTAACCATCCTCTCCTTGCTCTTCTTCTGTAGAATCCACTATCCAATTTCCAAAGATTTCTTCAGCTATCTCTTCGGGTGTTTTTTTGTCTCTCGTATCCATTCGTCAGGTATATGTTTATCAGCCCATTTTATATTATTCTTATTACACCATTGAGCATAGGTGGTTTGACTATTTTTATGTAATTTATTTTTAGGTCTCATAAACACCATCCTTATATCTAGGTTAGGGTGTTGAGCTATGACGAGTAACATTTTCTTACGATCCTTTGCTGTAAATCTTCCTTTTAATTCGATAATAATTCCATTTTGTAATATAATATCTGGAAGGTATCTTCTTTGTTCTGTAATGTCGTAGTAAAGATTTACAGTTTCATAATCAAAATTAATTTTTCTCTCAATTAACCTAGAACAAACATCTTCTTCATATTTACTTCTATACCTATTTTTGTCTATTTTCATAATATGTCTTTTTATTGTGGCACTTGTGACATAATCCTTGTAGATTAGATTCGTCTAACTCAGCTCCACCTTTTTTAATCGGCACAATATGGTCGACTACATTAGCAGGTTTTACTATATCTTCTTTTAAACAATAAACGCACAAAGGATTTTTTTCTAACACTAATTTCCTTAATTTTCTCCAAGGAGCTGTTTTATAAAACGAGGTGTCCCCACCCCAAGACTTATTTTTTTCAGCTTTAGTTCTTTTATCTCTTGGTTTAGGAAGCCAAGGCATATTAATTTATTTAGATTTTGATGATCCACCAAAGAAAAAATCAATAATGGTGTTTACTTTACTAGACATAGCTCCAAAGACTGTACTAATAAAACCTATTTCATAATCTGAAAGTTCTAAAGTATTTGTTATAAAACAATTAAACATAAAGTAAGAAATAAGAAAATAAGCACAAGTAAATATAATGGCAAGAATCTTTTGTATAAAGCTATCGTCCATAAACATTGTTCTAGCACTATCTCTATCTTTAACTTCAAGAGCAAACATATCTTTTTCGTGGGTTTTAACTACCTCTTCAAACTTTTGTTTAAGTTGTAACCTTTCTTCATCAGTAGTAACTACTTCGTCTATTATAGTAGAAGCTTGTCCTACTAAACTTTTTATAATGTTTTTTATCATAATGTAATTATATCAGGTGCGTATCTGTATTGTGTGTCTCCATCTTTATCTTTATAAGCCTCTAAAACTTCTCGTCTGTTTTTAGATTTTTTAAGAGAGATGTGAATCCAAGCAAAGTCAAACTCATTTATCATTTGGTCAAACTCAACAGCATTATCTATAATCCAATCGTAAATTTCTTTATTACACATTTGACCATCTTTCCAAAATTGTACATCAAGAGCTTCGCCTTTGCTGTGTTGCGACTTATTAGACCCACCAATTGCACGATTAAGTTCCTTGGAACGATAACCACTACTAATCCTGATAGGACCAAGGTGGTTACGCATAGGCTGTAAAAGATTTGTAACAATCCTTTGCAAGTTCTCCAAGTCTTTTTTTGTCGGCTCATTATCTATTCCAAGTCTTTTGGCTGTGTTACTTCGAGTAATCTCTGATAACACAAAGTTTTTACTTAGTCTCATTTATACTACTTTTTTAAGGATTCTAATTCTTTTTTTAAAGCATCAATTTGATATTGCAATTTATCATTACTAAAATCAAATTCTATTCTACTTACCTCAGTTACAGGTAAATTTTTAGCTTCATTAATATCGTTTTGTAAAACAATGTATTCACCAAGTAATAAAAATAAAAAAGCACAAATAGTAAACAATGTTTTTAGACTTATGCTAAAAGTAGTGTTTTGTATTTCTTTAGTCACTTTTCTTTAATTTGATTAGCAGCTAACAATAATTCTATCTTGTGTAATTTAGTCGATATATCTGCTAAAATAGTTTTTAATTCATTATCAGATTGCTCTAAGTGGTACACCCTAGAAGAAAGTTTAGTTACTTTAGTTTGAAGATTAGTCCAAACACCTACACCAGTAGATAGTAATACGATAAGCGATATTACTAATTCTATTATTCCTATTGTCACTTGCATTTTTGTTATTTTTTAATTTTATGTAAAGGGAGTGAAAGTAGTATATCGAAAAGGTAGCGAAAAGATACACTACAATCAATCTCCCTTTTTATAACCTTTGTAGTGTTATCTTAGCTCCGTAAACATCTCTTGTTGTTGATCCCGCAGTAAATTTAATACTTAAATATTTACCCGCAACACCTGATTCAGCTGATGATAAAATTTGATCTGTGTTAACTGATGGACTACTTGTTAAAGATGTGTTTGTATTGTTAGCTACATCACAGGCATAAACATCAAATGTTGATGAGCTAGAACTTCCGTTAACTTGAACGTGTGTTGCTTTATAACCTATAGGTATTTGAAAAGTTGCTAATAGTCCAACAGTAGTGGAATCTACTCTAACAGCCGCACCATTTGTACGACTATACCCAACCTTAGAGCGGTCTGTACTCATAGTAAAATCTACAGCAGTTAAGTAAGCAGTTAAATCAAATATATTACCAATATTAGTACCTCTTAACTCAGCATCTGCTAAAAAGTCAACAGACGTATCTTTAAAAGTTGCTATAGTTAGCTCACCTAGAGCACCCGCTGTTGATGTATTAGCTCTTATTTCTACAATTCCATCTGCTGCTCTATTTGATAATACTACTACATCAGTAGCATAAGCTCCTAACATAACTCTTGCAGTAGGATCAGCTGTTCCAGGACCACTATCTAAATACTGAATTGTCGAGCTAGTACCACCAGCAACGTCAGCACCCAATATAATATCAGCACCAGCGTTTAATTTAATATTTGCATTTGTCCCTGATGGTCCACCTATAGTAATTTCATCAGTATCAGTTATTGTAAGTAAATTAGTACCACCAAAAGAGTCATTATTATTAAATTGTACTTGCGTATCTGATCCAGCTGGTGTTCCGCTTAAAGTAGAAATCTTATCAGCAATTGCAGCTCCTGTAACTAATTTTTCACTACCAGCTGCTATATCTGTTTTATTATTTCCTACTTCTTGAACTACAACAAAATTACCTGTACCTGTAGCAGTTGCTCTTTTTATAGTGTTTGGTGTTGTGCTTGTATCAACCCATACATCGCCTATACTTATTGCACTAGGCTCAGAATTACCCGTAAAAGTTTGGTTTTTTGTATTTACAGTACTTGTTAAACTAGTTATATTATTTTGATTATCTGTTGACCTTGTTGTGTTAGCATCTGCTTTATTCGTGTTTGATAGTATGTTGCTACCATTTGTTATGATACTACTAGAATTATTACTTATAGAAGTTTCTACATTTGTATTACTTCCTATTGTTACTGTACCTGTAAAAGTTGGGCTAGCTGTAGGTGCTTTTGTGCCTATAGCAGTAACATTAGTTGTAATTGCATTAGAATTAGTAGCAATTAAAGATGTATTACTACTTATGCTATTACTATTACTAGTAATATCTGTTTCATTAGCTGTTGCTTTTGTTGTTACAGCATTTATGTTTGTAGTATTACCACTTATAGCAGTAAAATTACTAGCTATTGAACTAGTATTAGCCGCAACTGTTGTTGAATTAGCTTTAGTAGCTATAACATTAGCATTTGTAGTAATAGCACCTGTATTAGTAGCTATATTAGTTTCATTAGCATCTGCTTTAGTTTGTGCTGCAGCAGCATTACCTAAAGCCGTTTTAGCTAAACTATTTATCTCATAAGATAAAGGACTTAATACTGAGCCAACCGGATAGATAATATTTGTAGTAAATGAATTAACATCAACCTCTACATCGTTTTCTGCTGCTGAACTAGATGCAGTTAAAATTATAGGATTTGAGCCATCAGGTAAAGTTAAAACTAATTTTTGACCGCTATTTATTGAGCCATTAACACCAGCACTAATATTAACTTTATTAGTTGATGTGTTACTAGCTATTTCTGTACTTATCGGACCGTGTCCATTATTATCAAGTGCTGTTTTATGTACGTCAAAAATAGATGATGTTACATTTTTTACAGTATTTAAAAGATTATACCCTATAGGCGGAGTAAAAGGATTGTCAGGTATTGGCGTTCCCTCTGTTATTGTGTTGTTTACTGTGCTAAAGGCAAACCACTCACCACTCAAAATTTCAGATTGAGCTTTAAAAGTACCGCCTAAAAATGTATAGTATTTAAAATCACTATCATTATTTATTGAGTATTTTATAAGATTTAAAGGCGAAATACTAGAGCTTTGTATATCACCTTGTAATATTTCTAAAGGCTCTGTTTGTAATTCAAAAAACTCTTTAGCTAATAAAAATGTAACATTTGTAGGGTCATCAGGAGTAGGGTTAGCACGCTGAAAATTATTTACAGATTTAAAACTTGTTCCGTCTAAATATTGGAACGTGTACATTTTATTATTTCCTGGATCAGCACCTATATTAATTGATTGCCCTAGTGTAATATCACCTAAATCAAAAGACTCTGATGCAGAATTTCCGTCAAAAGATGCTGTAAATGTTAAACCTGGTGAATTTTGTTCACTAGTTAATTGTGCTGTTAATTGTATAAATTCACACTCAGTTGATGAGCTTTGTACTGTTGGATTTGTTAAAGGTAGTGTGTTAGGTGATGAAAATTTAAAATAATCATTAGTTGATGC